ATTTTAATTTAGAAAAAGATTTGCGTAGCTTACAAGCTATGCTTGATGACTTGAGAGAGGAGATAAACAATGAGTAAAAGATTTAAGCAAGTAAAAGTACAACACTTTGCTAGTCTTGTACAAGAATTAAAGATAGACGTACTTACACAAGAAGAGTTTGTAAATGCAGTAGAAGAAATATACATGGCTATCTTTAGGCATAATACTAATGGAGATTTTGTTACAGAAACTATGCCTAATGAAGAAGGTAATTGGAAGATACATAATACAACTCAAACAAATGCAGTTGCAAAAGCAATAGCGAAAGGAGAAGATTGGTGGTAAACAATATGACAACTAAAGAACATTGGGAATTACATCAAGGACTATGGAGTGCTATAGGTTGTGATATGCACATCAAGTATCAAGACAATAATAAAATAGTATATGTTGACAAGAATAGTAAATGGGAGTATACATATTCAAAAGGATTTATTGAAAGGAGAAAAAAATGAAATACAAAGAAGTAACAGAAACAGTAACAACATATCCAGAATTAGATGAGGAAGAGAAACAATCTCTTAGAGATAATCCTCATGCTTGGAGAGTGTATGTTACAAAAATAATTGTTGAAGAGTTTGTTATTGATGATGCATCATCTAGAGATGAAGCTGAATATCAAGCAATGAATAAATCAGAAAACTCTGAAGAACCAGATGGTTCAGAGATAGAAACTATAACTATTGATTTATCTGAACTTGATAGAAAGACATACCAAGATGATGAGATAGAATATATACAAGAGGAGGTTTTAAATGTCACATAATGGTAACGAAGAACTAAAAGAACAAGCCTTTAATGATGTAGTAGAACAATACATAGAGAAAGGTTATACAGAAGAAGAAGCCATAGCTTTAGCTAATAAGTTTAAAGAAGACAACTCAGACTTTTGGCAGGGTGAAGAGCCATTAAGCTATGATGGATATGAACAAGAAGATTTATCAGACATGGATAGAGAGGAGCCTTGCATATGAGTAAAGAAAAACTATTAAAAGAAAAATTACTTAAATTAGATAATGAATACGAATGTAGTATTGCTTCAGGTACACATAGAGAACCTGATGTAATAGCTGATGATGCTTTTAGTGTTATTAGTGAGTTAATTAATGATGAAACTATTACAGATATTAAATGTGAAGAAGATGCTCACGATTATGTAGACTTTATGAAGGATAGATTCTAATGCCAACAAAAAAGATTAAAAAGAAACCTAAAATTACTTGGGGTTGGATATATGGAGATGAGTGTCCAGAGCTATGGGAACACTTTGGCTTTCCATATCCAGACCCAGATGATAGAATGAAAATTAAGTTTGTTAAATATGAATCAAAGGAGATGCAAAATGGCTAAGTATACATTGTATGCAAAGAAAGTTTATTACTATCGTAAAGAGATTACTGCTCAAGATAAAAAGAGTGCAGAAAAAAGAAGTGCTGACTATGAAGCAGATGACAATGCAGAAAGATTGTTTGAACCTTCAGGTGAGGAGTTTTATATAACAAGTATAGAGGAGAATGATGATGACTAGACAAGAAAAAGAAGCATTAGGTATATCAAAGTATGAAGAACTATGTGAAGCATTAGTAGGAGATAACTCTACTAAAAGATATACTCACGAAGATATAGTTTCATATATCTATAACTTAAAAAAAATAGAGGATAAATTTTATGACAACAAAAACTAAACCAATAATAGACCCAATAACATTAACCTTAATTAATAAATTAAAAGCTATAGATGATACAATCAACGAAGGTGCATGGGAGTATATACATCTAGGAGATATAATAAGATTACAAGATGCTTTCCAAGAAGCTATTAATCATTATGACCTAAAGAAAAAAGGTGGTATAGGAGAACATGGAGTTGATGAAGGTAAGTACACACAATTTTGGCATAGTGATTATGTATGCCATACAGACCCAGAGGCATATGACCCAAGCAAAGTAGAGGAGGAAGATGATGAGTGAATATAAATACACATATAGATTTAGTGAGCAGACAGTAGACACTAGATACTACAAGGTAGAATCTAATAAAAGACTTACCTATCAAGATGTGCAAGAAATAGCATGGTCAGTAGAGATGAAAGAGGGAGAAACTTATGAAGATGAAGATGGTAAAGCTACCTTTGAAGGTACTGAGTTTGGAGATGATGCACAGTATCAAATGGAAGAAGGAGAGGAGAACTTAGCTGATGATAGCTTATAAAATAAAATCTATTAATAATACAACAGGCAAGGTTACATACTTGTATGAAGAAGGAGATGGTAGAAAACATTATACAGTAACTAAGAAGAAAGATGCTATGCATACTTTAAGTATAGTTAAGAATCAAATGTGGGACTTAGATGAGTTTGATAACCCAGATATAGACCCAAGCATCTATGGTGACCCAGACCATTTGTATTGGAGAAGAGGTGAGAAAGATACTAAAAATACTTGGGCTATTGATACAGTATTTATTAAGGAGGATAGAGTATGATTAAATATATTATATATACACAAAAGAACTGTGCCTTCTGCAAGAAAGCTAAAGAGTTATTAGATGAAGCAGGAGAAGTATACGAAGAAAGATTACTAGATAACTTACCTAAGATAAAAAGATTTAGAGAAGCAGGACATAAGACTGTGCCACAAATCTTTCTACACATAGGTGGGTATACAGAACTAGAAGAGTTTTTGTTTCCACCAGACATAGAGTTTGATGCAGACTTAGATTTAATAGAAGAAACTAGACCTAGTGCAAAGGTGTTACCTTTCAAAGGACAGATAGGTTCTATATCAGGAGAAAAGAAAGATGAGTAAAAAAATTAAATGTCAAAGATGTAAAATAAATAAAGCATATCCAGAAGATATGGAGAACAGAGCAAGTAATCTTTTACTATGTGATGACTGCTATACAGAACTAAGATACTTGATGGCAGATTATTTAAATATAAATATACAGGAGATTAAGGTATGAGTAGAAAAAACAAAGACTTAAACAACAAAGTTGAGAAACAAACTCAAGACTTCCTAGGATTTCTATGGACTAATTGGGTTCTAATAGGCATAGGTTTTATGATGTGCTTTATATGGTTCTGCGTATGTTGGACTGTGTGTTGGATATTTACAAGCTAACTGTTGACTATTAGATATTTATAATATATAATAAGGAAAGATATGAGAAAAGAAATGTATGTAATAGCTATGCCTTATCCTTTTAACACTAAGCTACCTGATATTTTAGAAGAAGATGATGGTACAATAATGTATTTTAAAAATGAAGGAGAAGCTAAAAGTTTTTTACAAAACTTATATGACGAAAGACAAATACATATGAAAGCATTAATAGATGATAACATAGATATAATGAGGGTACAATGACAATAGAACGAATAGAAACATATGAGACAGCATTAAGAGAAAAAGAAAAAGAAGTGCATGGTCTAAGAGTTAGAGTAAAAGAATTAGTATCAGTTGTATCTGATTTAAAAAAAGAACTGACTGCTATGAAAGTACAAAGTGACTTTGGATATAACTTAGTTAGTGAAAATCCTGATGCAGGACATATTAAAGATGAGTAACGATAGAGAAAGAAGATTAAAAGCTACAGGAAAATGGTTTCAAGGTAGCACTAAAAGAAACTTATGGATAAACCATGTGTTTCCTATACTTTTAACTGTAAGTTTTATATTTTATTTACTTACATTATAACAAGCGAGAAGAAAATGAATTTATTAGCAGACGAAATAAAAGAATTAATTAAAGAAAGATATTATGAATATATAGAAGAAGGCTATGAATCTTTTGAAGCTATGGAATTAGCTAAAAGAGATATACATGAATCAAAAGAAGTAGAAATAGATAGTTATAATAAAACATATGATGATTCTTTTGAGGTTGACTAATAGTATTTAATACTATATAATAAAATTTTTAATGGGGATTAATATGGATAAAACATGGCTAGACAGGGGTGCTTGTCCTAAGTGTGGGTCAAGTGATGGCAACGTCAATCATGCAGAAGGGTATAGTTTTTGTTTTTCCTGTAACACTAGATTTGGAGAGCAAATGGAACATGAAAAAGTAATACCTATACCTACTGAAAGTAATATAAAAACTGTAGGTGTAACAGGTGCATTGACTGAACGTAATGTTAGTAAGGAAACTGCACAGAAATATCATACACAAGTTAAGGTGAATGGTAACATGAATACACATCACATATACAAATACTTTGATAGTGGTGGAAACAATATTGGTAATAAGATTAGAGATGTAGCTACAAAGAATATGTGGGTAGAAGGTAATGTAACTAATGCAGTATTGTTTGGACAAGATTTATTTACAGGTGGTGGTAAGTATATTACTATTACTGAAGGTGAAGTAGATGCTATGTCTGCCTATGAATTACTAGGTAGCAAGTGGGCATGTGTTTCTATTAAGACAGGTGCAGGGTCTGCTGTACGTGATTGTAGAAAAGCATTTGAATACTTAGATAGCTTTCAGAATATAGTTATATCATTTGATATGGACAAGCAAGGTAAGGAAGCTAGTGAGAAAGTAGCACAGTTGTTTAGTCCTAACAAATGTAAGATAATGAACATGGAATTTAAAGATGCTAATGAGTATCTGAAGATGGGTAAACGTGAGAAGTTTTCACAAGCATGGTGGAACGCAGAACCATTTACTCCTGCAGGAATCACAAACCTTAGAGATTTAGGTGATTCATTATACACAGAAGAGTATTGTGAAACAGTACCATATCCTTGGAGTAAGATGAATGAAAAGACTTATGGTATGAGAACAGGTGAGTTAATTACATTTACATCTGGTGCAGGTATGGGTAAGTCTTCTATTATGAGAGAGCTTATGCATCACTTACTAAAGAATACAAAACATAACATAGGTATACTTGCTTTAGAAGAGAGTATTAAAAATACTGCATTTAATATTATGTCAGTTGAAGCTAATGCTAGATTGTATATCAAAGAGATTAGAGATAAATTTAGTAGAGAACAGTTACAAGATTACCAAAAGAATACAGTTGGTTCTGGTAGGTTCTTTGCCTTTGACCACTTTGGTTCTATTGATAATGACGAGATACTATCACGAGTAAGATACATGGCACAAGCATTAGAATGTAAGTGGGTATTTGTTGACCATCTATCTATACTTGTGTCAGGTCAGGAAGATGGAGATGAAAGAAAGTCTATTGATGTATTGATGACTAAGATGCGTTCTCTTGTAGAACAAACAGGTATTGGTATGTTATTAGTATCACATCTACGTAGACCTGCAGGTGATGCAGGGCATGAGAATGGTAAGGAGATTACTCTATCACATCTTAGAGGTTCAGCATCTATTGCTCACTTGAGTGATGGTGTTATTGGATTAGAAAGAAACCAACAAGATGATGACGAAGTTAAATCTAATACAACTACGATTCGTATTCTAAAGAATAGATATACAGGTGAGACAGGTGTGACTACACATCTACATTATAATAAAGAGACAGG